GCCCCCAGCACGGCTATTTCAGCAGAATACTGGCTTGACCAGGGAAAGGAGTGAGAAGCGAGTATGGCACTCGGAATTGTAAACGTCGGGCAGGCCCAGGCTGAGAACAACAACTACCTGACCAATGAGCAGGTCGGCGTTGCCGGCGGTCTGGCTACCCTGGACGGTAATGGGAAGCTGACTGAGTCCCAGCGGCCCGAAGTGGACGCATACACCCAGGCACAGACGGACACCAAAATCAGCGACGCCGTGGATGCCCACAACGAGAGCGCCACGGCACACTCCGATATTCGTGGCCTTGTGGCTACCCTCGAAGCGACCGTTGAGGCTATCGAGCTGAAGTTCGGCACCAGCGTAACGGAGAACCCGTTCACGGTGACGTTTTCGACCCTGAATGACGTGATCGTGACCGGCGTGTGGAACACCGCTCAGGCTCGCATTGAGTTCTGATGATGGAGGAAGTCGTATTTTCACGCCCCGCTGACGAGCTATCCTGCATCATCGGGAACCTGTTCGCCGAGCTGAAGCCGCCTTGCGGCTTTGGAAGCAGCGGGGACCTTGTGATCTGCGGCACCACCCACTCAGGGAATGATGGGCGGCTGGTCATTGTGGGAGACCACTGTATTTTCTGCGGGCAGGCTGAGGACCTGTCTGAAGTGTTAAATGGGCGTTGCCCGGAAAGAGGGTGTAGGCAGAATGGCTGAGAAGGAATACCTGCTTGGCAATAAGGCGAGAGAGCTTTTGCGGTACACGAACCAAGCGACGAGGGTAATTTCCGACGATGTCAGCAGAAAGGATGTCCGAGCGATCATCAAGAAAGTTGCCGAGCTCGACGACATCCGAGAGGTGAAGTCCGTCTGCTACCAGCTCATCCACACGCTCGACACGAAGGACAGGGAGGGCTTCACCAGAAGCATGTTCAAGCTGTATGGCGAGGACATGCGCGAGATCGCAAAGGGCATCGTTCGCGATGTCCACGCCGCCAATGATAAGCACTTCGTCACCGAGTTTGATGAGCGCCTCGCCAAGATCGACGACATCCTGTCCGGGTGTTCTCTCTTGCTGGAGTATATCCAGATCTGCGTGGATGAGCACATTATCAGCGTGAAGAAGGGCGGCATCTGGACCAAGAAGGTCACGGATGTCAAGTATATGAGCGCGTCGTGGAAAAAGAACGATGGCGGACGTGCCCGGAAAATCAAAGCAGAGGCCCAGGCCGAGGCGGACCGGCACCAGTATGATCTGACTAAGGCCGCCGTGAGAGAGGTCCTGGGCCGAAAGTAAGGGTACTCGGCGGGGGCACCCGCCTTGTATTAGGGTATGACTCGTTTCGGCCACCAACTGGTGGCTCCGCTCTCCGTATTGCAACTCCAACAACGGTTCGACGAACGCGTTGAACGTGAACAACAATGGCAACTGGAACAACAACAACTGCTCCAACTCGTATGGCATCCGCCCCGCTTTGATGGATATGTGAGACGTGTAGGCCCCGCAAAGGGGCTGAAAGCAGTACAGCCATCATCAAAGGGAGTCATATCCTGTCGGAAGCCTGTGCATGGGCTGACGATAAACACATCACGCCGAGGCCCGCCACCCCAGCATGGGGTGCAGCGGGCTACTGGGAGGAGGACTACCCGGCGTTAGGAAGAAGGACCGGCCGGGAGCCTCCTCTGAACCCCGGCTGGTGGAAGCAAAGAAGCGTGGTTCATGACTTACCAAGAGATGTGTACCTTCGAGGTACTGTACGAAGCGTACTTGCAGGCCAGACAGCGGAAGCGGCAGAAAACGCCGACAGCCCAGTACGAGGCCAACGCGCTCGCCTGCACAGAGAAGCTATCCCACATCCTGAACACCAAGACCTATAAACCCAGCAAGTTCGAGGTGTTCTTTGTCTACGAGCCGAAGAAAAGGCTCGTGCAAGCTCCGGCCTTTGTCGACAAGGTCGTACTCCATGCAGTGACGGACAACATCATGTATGAGGCCATCACCAAGAGCTTCATCCGTGATAACTGCGCCAGCCAGAAAGGGAAGGGAACTCATGACGGCCTGCTGCGGCTCAAGCAGTTCATGCTTGAATACTACCGCAAGAACGGAACCACCGAAGGGTGGGTACTGAAGGCCGACGTGAGGCACTTCTTCGCCTCTATTGACCACGACAAGCTCAAGGTGAAACTCCTGGAGCTGGTCAAGAAGCGCGGTGTGGACATCCAGATCTACGAGCTGCTATGTACCTACATCGACACGACGCCCGGTCTGCCCCTTGGATACCAGACAAGCCAGCTCCTTGCCCTGATGTTCCTCGATGAGTTCGACCATCTCATCAAGGAAAAGTACCATATTCGGTACTATGGGCGCTATATGGACGACTTCTACCTGATTTTCAGGACGAAGAAGGAAGCCCAGGAGATGCTGGCCATCATCCGGGAGTACATGGACGGGGTCGAGCTTGAGCTTAACCAGAAGACGGGAATTTTCCCGCTCAAGAACGGGATCGACTTCTTGGGGTTCCACACCTACCTCACGGAAGAGGGCGGCGTGGTGCAGAAGCTCCGCCGGGACAGCATCAAACGCATCCGGTCGAAGATCCGGCACTGGCGGGAGGATTATGCCGCCGGAACCATCACCAAGGAGAAGATCATCGAGAAATTCGTCGCATGGGACGCCCATGCGGCACACGGCGACACCTATTCCCTCCGGGCCAAATATGCCAAGCAGGTCAGCGAGATTGTCGGCGAGACTATAAGGCCCCGCCGGAAAATCAATGGGCCGGACGCTGTCAGGACGCTTCGCAAAGTCCGGCAAGCGCAAGAACTTTACAGGAAAACGCACAAGGCGACGGAAGACTCCGTTGCCTCTTTTTCTGCCCAAAGACCTGATGACATTGCCCCATGGGAGTAAAAACCTACAACTTTCAAAGGAGGAAACTCACTATGGCAACGGTTGCTTTGAGCTCCAAGGCAGTCGGCAGTACCGTGAAGCTGAAGGTCAATGGTACTGCGAAAAATTTCATCGTTGTCCACCAGGGGAAGCCCGGCTCCATGTACGACGCGAGCTGTGATGGAACGTGGCTTCTGATGCAGGACTGCTATGAAAGCAGACAGTGGCACAGCTCCAACAACAACGACTACGAGAACAGCACCATCGACAACTACCTGAATACGACCTTCCTGAACCTGTTTGAGTCCAATATCCGGGATGCCATCAAGCAGGTGAAAATCCCTTACAGAAAGGGAGCCGGTTATGGAAAGACCGTGACCAGCGGTTCCAGCGGACTTTCCACGAAGATCTTCCTGCTCAGCTCCACTGAGGTCAACCTCGTCCATGGATACGAACCCACCAACGAAGGTGCCTGCCTGTCCTATTTCTCAGGCACCGCTCAGAATGGCGCCGACAACAAGAGAGTTGCGAAGCTCAACGGGTCGGCCACCTACTGGTGGCTCCGCTCTCCGTATTGCTACTCCAACCGCGGTTCGTCGGTCGCGTTGTTCGTGCTCAGCAGTGGCAGCTGGAACGGCAACTACTGCTCCAACTCGTATGGCATCCGCCCCGCTTTGGTACTTCCCTCTTCTCTCTCTGTCTCTGACGACGGGTCGGTTCAGACGAACACGGCTCCGACTATCAGCAGTCCGAGCGGCAACAGTGGGGTAAACCTCGGCAGTAAGGCGGCGGCGTTCAATTTCCAGTATATGCCCAGCGACGCCGACGGGGACAAGCTGACGGTGACGGAGAAGCTGGATGGAGTGACGAAGAAGACCCGGAGCAACGTCACCAGCGGCACCCAGCTCACGTTCGAGTGCGCCAGCACGGCGGCGGAGTTCCAGAAAATCCTGAATGGGAGCCACACGATCACCATTGAGGTGAGCGATGGCAAGGAGAAGGCGACTTTCACCGCCACGTTCACGAAGGCGGTGACCGGAGCGTCGATCACGCTGGATGAGCCGCTGGCCGTGGAAGGCGACATTACGGTGGCGATCCTGACGGTGACGGGGGACATCCCGGCAGACGCCGACTACACGGTCGAGGTCACCAACAACGCTAACGACAGCAACCCCGTGTGGCAGGATGTCACCACGGAGGTAAAGAACGGCACGAACATCGTGTTCGAGAACCACGAGAACACCAACGGGGCCGCGTTCAACTTCCGTATCACCGTGGACCGGGGTGCCTCCAACACCGGCGGGTATATCACCGGCGTTTCCGGCGCGTTCCAGTAAGGAGGGATAGACCATGGCACTGAAATGGAAGAAGAGCGATCTGCTGACGCTGGCGGAGAAGAAGGTGCAGATGGCGAACGACACCTGCCAGAGCACGATTTACAACGGCATTGACGTGGAGCTGACTACCGGGACGGAGCATTTCAGCCTGGAACCCAACGACCAGACGAATATCGACTCCATGTTCACGGCAGTCACCCTGGGCGCCACGCAGTACCCGTACCACTCGGATGGTGCCCAGTGCAAGATGTTCTCCGCCGCCGACATCGTGACCCTGTACGTGGCCTACAAGACCCATGTGACCACGCAGACCACCTACTGCAACTTCCTGAAGATCTGGATTAACCGGGAGACCAGCAAGGACGTACTGGCCGGCATCGTCTATGGGAGCACCCTCCCAGATGACCTGCTGGCGGAGATGAACGCAATTCTGGCATCCGCCCAGGAGGAGATCCAGAGCCTCATCGGGAAGCTGACGCAGGCACTGGGGGAATAATCCGCGATGAAAGAGAAATTGAAAGCGATCCTGAAACACGCAGTCCTCGCCTTGTGCGGGGGCTGCGTGTACTTTCTCATCGAGATGGCGTGGCGCGGCCACAGCCACTGGACGATGGCCGTGCTCGGCGGGGTCTGCTTCGTTCTCATCGGGGACATCAACGAGTTCATCCCGTGGAATATGCCGCTCATCCTCCAAGGAGCAATAGGCTCAGGCATCGTGACCGTCCTGGAGCTGGTGTCCGGCATTATCCTGAACCTCTGGCTCGGCCTGGGGATTTGGGACTATTCCAATATGCCGTTCAATCTTTTGGGCCAGATCTGCCTACCGTTTACCCTGCTGTGGGTGGCCCTTTCCATCGTTGCCGTGGTGCTGGACGACTGGCTCCGGTACTGGCTGTTTGGAGAAGATCGACCTACCTACACGCTATTCTGAAAATTTGAGGAAATGGGAGGGCAAGACATTGACTGGACTGGAAGAGTTTAAGGAGCTGTTCGGCGGCATTACGGTGCTGAACGTCATTGAGTTCCTGCTGGCTGTGGCTTTCCTGGCCTATCTTTACAAGAAGGCCAAGGACTACCTGACCCAGCGGTACGAAGCGACCAAGCTGAAGGACGAGCAGTTGAAGACGGCGCTCGACGCCGTGAGTCAGTACCCTAAGTACCGTGAGCAGAGCATCAGAATCCAGCAGGAGCTGGAGAGCAAAATCGGTGAGCTGAAGCAGAGCCAGGACGAGAACACGGCTCGGCTGAAGGCCATGGAGGAGATCCAGAAGCGGCAGAAACGCAATGAGCTCCGGGACAGGCTCCTTCAGAGCTATCGGTATTACACCGATAAACGGAGGAACCCGAAGCAGGTCTGGAACCGCATGGAGGCCGAGGCGTTCTGGGAGCTGTTTGGTGACTATGAGGCCGCCGATGGAGATGGGTATATCCACACAGTCGTTCAGCCGGCAATGAACCTCCTGAAGATCGTCGAGATGGATGAGCTTTCCAGAAGCAACGAGGACCAGCACCATCCCGGACAGCTTGCCCCGGTGATTACAGACGGGGGTGAGGGGTAATGACCGTACCGCTGGAGTCTGTCGCTGTCATAGCGGCGGCCTGCGTTGTCATCGGAGCTGTAGGGCTTTACGCCGTGGCAACCATCGTTTCGGCGAGGAAGAAGAAAAAGCGGCGCCGGAGCAGAAGCAAGGCCACAACCGCAAGCACAGAGGCAGAAACGGAGAAGGCGCGGCCATCACCGGCCGCATCTGCCACACAGCAGAAGACCGAGAAGAAGTCCATACTGAGCCGCATCGGCGTTATGAACATCATCCTGCTGGTACTCGCTGTGGCCCTGGTCGCTTTCACCCTGGAGATGATTGACCTGTTCAAGCAGTACGGGATGGTCCCGGACACACTGGTTCAGTGCGTTTTTGTGGCCGTTACCGGCGAGTGTGGATTCATGGGGTGGATCAAGACCAACAAGGAGAAGTACCGGGACCGCAAGTGGCAGAAGGAAGATATGCGGGAGGCCAACATGGCGGCGCAAATGCCGGCTGTTGACCCGACCGCTATGGGAACGCCGAAGGAGTGAGAGCATGGCGCTTACCGGGAAGAACAACGAAGAGAAGATCTGGAACTACCTGAAAGCCCAAGGAATGACTGACTGCGGTGCGGCCGGCCTCATGGGAAACCTGTACGCCGAGTCCGGCCTGATCCCGACCAACCTGCAAAACAGTTATGAGAAGAAGCTCGGCTACACCGACGCCACCTACACGGAGGCGGTGGATAGCGGAGCTTATTCCAACTTTGTAAAGGACAGCGCCGGGTATGGCTTGGCCCAGTGGACGTACTGGTCCCGCAAGCAGGGGCTCCTGGAGTTTGCGAAGGCCATGGGCCGCTCGGTCGGAGACCTGGAGGCCCAGCTTGGCTTCCTGATGAAAGAGCTGACCACCAGTTACAAGACTGTGCTGACCATGCTGAAGTCGGCCACTACCGTAAAGGCCGCCTCCAATGCTGTCCTGCTCCAGTTTGAGCGGCCGGCGGACCAGAGCGCGGCGGTGCAGACGAAGCGGGAAGGGTATGGCCAGACCTACTATGAAAAATATGCAGCGGCCACCGCTGAGAAGGAGGAATCGACAGTGGCAACCAAGATTACGACCGCGGCACAGCTCGCGGAGCGGTGTCTGGATGTGGCCCAGAACTACAAGACGCTGTACGTGATGGGCTGCTTCGGCGCCCCTATGACAGCGGCCAACAAGAAGCGGTACACCCAGAACCACAGCTACAACAAGCAGGCTACCAGGACGAAGATGATTAACGCCGCCAGCGCCGACACTTTCGGCTTTGATTGTGTGTGCCTCATCAAGGGCCTGTTGTGGGGCTGGTGCGGCGACAAGTCCAAGACCTACGGCGGCGCCAGCTACGCCGTCAACGGAGTCCCGGACATCGGGGCCGACACGATGATTACCAAGTGCAAGAACGTGTCAACCGCGGGCTGGGCCAACATGGAGGTGGGTGAAGCCCTGTGGGTGAAGGGCCACATCGGCGTCTACATCGGCAATGGCCTCGCCGTTGAGTGTACTCCGGCTTGGAAGAACCAGGTGCAGGTGACCGCCGTGGGGAACATCGGCGCCAAGTCTGGCTACAACACCCGGACCTGGACTAAGCACGGCAAGCTACCCTATGTGACCTACACCGGTGAGAGCATCAGCACCCCATCCACCGGAAGCGGAAGCGGCACAAAGCCCAGCACCGGCACCGGGACCACCGGCAGCCTGAAGGTGGGCGACATCGTGGAGTTCACCGGCGATACCCATTACACGAACGCCAACGCCGCCACCGGCGTCAAGTGCAAGCCCGGAACGGCCAAGATCACCAGCATTGCCGCCGGCTCCAAGCATCCGTACCACCTCATCAAGGAGGCGGGCGGCGGGTCTACCGTGTACGGCTGGGTCGATGCCGAAGACATCTCCACCAGCGGCGGGGAGGAAGTCTACACCGTGGTCAAGGGAGACACGCTCTGGGGCATTGCCCAGAAGAAGCTGGGGAACGGTGCCCGGTGGCAGGAAATCTCGAAGCTGAACGGCCTGACCTCGACGACCATTGTGGTAGGCCAGAAGCTGAAGATCCCGAGCTGACCATGGATGGTCTGATAAGTGGCATAGCGGGGCTGGCGGCCGCAGTTGCGGCGCTGGCCTTTGTTGTTTACTGGATCGTCTGTCTGACAAAGTGGGATGGGGACGGGCGTTGCGACGAGACGCAGTGCCCGTCCTGCCCGTTTCCATGTGACAAGCATGACGACCGCTGATTTTGAAAAGAGAGGTGCATTATGTCTGATTTTCTCACGCAACTGCTTCAAGCGGTTATTACCGCCGCCATCCCGGTCTGCGGAGCATTTCTGATTCAGTTCCTGAATCGGAAGAGCGACCAGATTGCGGCCGAAACCGACAGCATTGAGCTGAAGGCTTTGATTGCTCAGGTGGATGACGCCGTGTCCAAGGCGGTCACCTACACCACGCAGACCTTCGTGGACTCGATGAAGAAGAATGGCGTTTTTGACGCTGAAGCCCAGAAGGAAGCCTTGAAGAAGTCGCTGGATAAAACGATGGCGCTGTTGTCCGAGGTTGCGAAGAGTGCCCTGGAGGAAATTTACGGAGATCTCCAGGACTACTTGACTGTACGGATTGAGGCCGAGGTTAAGACCCAGAAGGGAACCCCTACCGCTGTCCTGAATGTGACCGGAACGGAAACAGACGCGAAGAGCGATGCTGAGACCAGCGAAAGATATGCGCAGCTCATTTCCGAGCTTCTTGGCATGAGTCTGGATGACCTGAAAACGAAAGCCGACGAGTACGGCGTTGCCACCGATGGCCTGTCCACAAAGAAAGAGATCGCTGAGGCGATTGTGGTGGCCATCCTGAACCAAGCGTAAACGGGTCCGACCTCCGCCCGATACGCCCGTCATCCAGGAGGCC